AAGTCAACTTTCCATGTAAGAGATTACTCTTAATTCCATCATAGGGATACATCATATGCATCTTGTCGTCGTATACACTAAACAAGTAAACATACATTGGCTCTCTAGTGATTACATCAAATGGATATTTCTTTCCGTTGATCGCAAAGTTGCTGGCATTTTCGATATCTCCTGCCAGTTGTCTGCTAGGTTCAAGTTCAACCTTAACTTCAACAACACAAATATCTCTCTTTTGTTTTACCTTCTCGCTTAATACTTTCTTTAAAGTACCAGCTGATTCAATTTCAGTTTTCTTAACATACTCGCACTCAATACCTTCTGCATTGCGTTCTCTGCAAATATGTTGTTTCTTTACTTCAAACTCTTTCTCAGCGTAGCGTTCGATGGCATCACTAACAGCAAGTGCTTTTGCTATGTTGCAGTCACTTGATTCGCCAGTTCCAAACGAAACATCTGCGTAAGCATTGGCACAAACCAGCAACCATAATATAGCAAACTTCTTCACTTTATGCTTTCGAATCCTCGATAATCTTATCTAATGCTGCAGCTGCATCCCAATACTCATTGGCAAGTCCTCGCCATTTAACAACTTTAATATCGTCACCTTCCCAGCGACTCCATGTTTCACCATTCCATTCGCAGTACTGAGGAAAGTCCCATGCAATTGTGGTTACTTCATAGCGACCAACATGAGTAGGATTTACTGATGCATCAAACCACTCTGTTCGTTCCAATTCTTGTATTTCTTCTTCTAACTGCTCTTCTTCATAGCGTTCCAAGTCTTCAAGAGCATTGGTGAAGTCAAGAATGTCTTCAGGTAAGTCTTCAATTGAAGCACGATCTGTCCAATCTAGTTCATAGTAGTCATCGAAACCATCTTCGAATTTACCTGCAAATCCCATTCCAGGTTCATGATACATTGCACGAACAGACCATCCCTCTGTCTCTAAGAATTCATAGAGCACAACTGGTGGTGACCACGCAGAATCAAAGTGCATAACAATTGTATGGTCGTCTTCTCGTTCCCAATCCATCATGGAAACATCCCACTTACAACCCCAGTTTTCGCATGACCAACCATAGTCCCACTCACCAGCAGGATTTGGTCGTAGATAGTTTAGTGGTTGATGATCTTCTTTAAGCAACTCTTGCTCAAATGCATCAATCACTTCTTTGTTATCGTGGTGCAGTGTGGCACTGTTATAACACCAATTCGGCATAATATATCTCCTAGTTTAAAACATCATTCATAATATAATTATACTACAGTCAGTCTTGCATGTCAAGCATTATTTGCAATCTTTTCTTTCTTTGCAGGTGGTGGAATGATTCCTGCATCGCTTACAAGTTTATGTGTAATCTTTGGATACATTTTATGTAACTTTTGATCCTTAACAGCAATAAGAATCTCTGCTTCTGTTGGGTGGATACCTTCTAATAACCCAATAAACAATGATTCTCGTTTGATTGGTTTAAGATCTGCACGCATGAATACATACATTTTCTTACACTCAGTAAACAAATTAGTATCAGTCATTCCAACTGGTTGGTCTGCAGGTTTGAATGGTGGTTGACCCTCTGGCAAAAGCATTTTGTGTGATGGTAAGAATGCATGTGCAAACAAAACCTTCAACAAGAATTCATTCTTATGTTTCTCGATTGTCTTGGGATCTTCATTGATCTCCTTGAGCATTTCTGTTATGTATTGTTTCATTTAAAAGTCCTCTATTTCGTCAAGCAATAATCGGCAACGATGTTCCATAAGATAGTTCATAATCTTCATCTTATCGGTATTCGGATTAGTATTTATGTATGTGGTTACGATATCTTCTGCTACTTCAGGTGGAATATGATCAAAGTCAACTAACACACTGTTGCGTTGCCAATTGCGTCTCTCATCATCGTTCTTACATGCAGTGAATCCATTCTCAAAGAACTCTTGGAGTCGTTTGGCACTCACTGGCTTTTGTCGTTCACCTTTCATGAATACATCGTCTTTACTAAAGATGTTTGGCACTCCATCGCCAGCATCACCCTTAACGATATGCTCAATCTTATGCTCAATGATTTCTCGTTGAGTTGCAGTAATGTATTTCTTCTGCATTGGAGACCACTGCTTCACATTACCATGTAATTGTAACTGTTTGAAGTCTTTGTCAGAGGACAGAATCAAAACCTTCTGTGGCTCTTCAACCAATCCCTCTTGGACTAATAGATTGTCTTGCAGATATTTTACCATCACTGCAATGATGTCGTCTGCTTCGGCACGTTCCACGTGAATGACACGATATGGAAAGTATGTGGCAAGATCAGTACGCATCTCTGATAATGTATCAAAGATCAACTTCCAATCGAGATCTGATTTATCACGATTGCTTTTACGCATACCCTTATAGAACTCAAAGAAGTCCTTACGCCAGTACTTACGTCCATCGCAACAAATTACCATCTCTCCATAATCTTTACCATACTTCTTCTTGTATGATTTGAGGGTGGACAAAGTCACATGACGAATAAGATTCTTCACTTCGGACTCTGTCCCCTTCAACTCACGCTGGAAGGTAAGGATGGCTGCAAGTGCCACCTGACTATAATCAACTAATATCATATTAAAATGCTCCCAGCAAAATACATTCTTCATTGACACGACCATTTGGCACAGTTGGCTTCGTGGTCAATGTCTTCATTGCGTTATTCAATGGACGCTTACCCAGTGTTAGTCCCTTAAAGAATACATCAGGTTTGCGTAGCATCAATGTTTTGGATTCTTTCACATCGAATCCGATAATTGTAGTACCCTTAACTGTCAGCACATCGTTGATGGCTTTGTACACAGTTACCTTACGATACTTCGTATTGTATACCCACACTTCAGACGATCCAACAATCGTCTCTGGTTTGATTGACTTGAGATTAAACTCTGCAAAGTCTTTCATGTACTTCATCTTGGCAACCACTTTGCTTGGTGGTTGTGCCTTGCGTTTACGTGGAGCACGATTCGCTTTGGCAGTCTGCACTTGTTGTTGACAGTCTGCAATGATTTCTTCCACGAACTCAGCAAACTTCTTCAGTTCTCTTCGTGTAAGATATGAGTAACCCTCAGTGAGTTGTTCATCATCACCATCCAATGCTTCACGTAATTCTTGTGCTGTTCCAACGAACAATTCACCGATTCGTTTAGCAATGGGTGCACCAACTTCATTGGCAAGCAGATAGTTCTTGGCAGAGAAGTTATTCTTACCTCGTGTAATAATCCACTCGTCAATCGCACCCTCGAACTCACCAGCATGTTCTCTGGCTTTTTCTTCCATGCGTTCTTGAATGCTAATCACATTTGTTGGTGCTTTTACAACTTCAACTTCTTCGATATATTTCTTGGCATCTTCCAATAAGTCTTTCAACTTGTTTGTAAAGAATGGACTATATGAAGACAATTGTTTCAAGTCTGTCTGCTCATTTGTCATGAGACGACACAACGATCCAAATGTCGTAAATTTGTAGTCGGGGAGTTTCTTGAGTTGTTTAGCAATCTTGGGTTCTTTCTTTGAGAAGAACTCAATCGTAAACATCTTCTGTTCTTTTGCACCAGTGTGCGTAGAGTAGTAACCCAACGCACGACTCAGACTGGTCGTAAAATCAATCTGGTCGATTGTTGGTTCGAACTTCTTTTGTGATGCAAGAATTGCTTGGTTCTTTGCACGACGCTTTGCAGTATTCACAGCCATAGGTTTGTAACCTCCATAATATAATATCTATTATACCGCAATGTGCAATTAATGTCAAGCACTATTTTGCAGTGATTTTCTCGTATAGTTCCACGAAGTCCTCGTGGTCTGCAACTTCCTGTGCTAGATTCTGTTTGTGGAATGTTTTTGCAATCTTGGAAATGACTTTCTTGGGAATTTGCAATGTATCAGATTGTTCTTTAACGATTTCTCGAATAAGATCTCGTTCTGCTTCAGTGCGAATCATAGAGTTACTAATCTCTTGAATAGCCCCTTGCAAATCTTTCTTCTGTTCAGGTGTTAATGCGTAATTCATGATTTGCTCCTATATGTAAAACCAGTACTACCACTAACAATACCACTCAAAATTAAAGTAGCACACCATGTATCAAATGTCAATGGGATTGCCAATGATGGGAATAGTGCATTGAGTGACCAAATAGTTGCAACTGGCATAATGAATGCCACTGCCAAAACGATACCAATAATAATTACATATTTCATAGTTCAAAACTCACTTTCGTTACGGAGTCCCAGCGGAAGGATCTCCATTCTTGCTTTTCTGTATCGAAGACACGAACTGCGGATCCAGAATCCTTGGCACTCGTTCCTTCGCTTTTGGGTTGCTTGTCTGTTGGAATTCGTCCTTCACAGAGAGTGCATCGCATATCTCTAAGTGTACCATCTTTTTTGGTAAAAGTAACGCACAGATCTTTGATGTTTTCATCGTGGAGAACTCCGAGTGTCCATGTTTTAAATTCGTCAAACTCTTTATCCGTTTTGAATACTGTTTGCATCGTCAAATCTCGCTTTCAAATCATTAATAATTGGACCAAAAAATTCTTTGAATTCTCGTGGTTCAAAGAATGATGTGTGTCCGTTGTCAATTATAATTTTACCGTGTTCGTTGGTTAGTTTATTTTTAATTGTAAACTCTACAGTCGCATAAGATGTTCCCACATTATGCTCTTTGATAATTATAGTCTTCAACAGACCATCGGATCGTCCGAACTCGTATACTCTATTCAAACTCATTATTTACCTTCCTGTGCTTGGGTTGACGAATGTACTGAACCTTGCTCTCCACTTTTCTCATACGATATTTTGGAGTGCGTAAATCCTTTGCAATTGGATTTCTAGGTTTCATTGTCTTATTATACATGTCTTTCTCTTACAAGGCAAATTTCTTTAATACTTCCTTTGCATCTTTGCAGTCTTCCATCAGATTATCCATCTCTGCGAGAATAATCATTTCTTGCAAACTTTCTGCAAGAGTCTGGTCTTCCTCATCCAATAGATTATACCATTCCTCGTATTCCTCTAGTGTTTCAAGAGACCACATATGGTCTAGCATCTCCACTTGATACTCAGTTAGGTTATGAATCTGAATCATACCATTTCCTTAATGTTTGACCACTTGGCTAACTTTGCTCGTTTGGCTTGTGCTGCTTTTGCAACCGCACCAGCATCAATAATTTCTTCTTCAGTCATCATTTCAATCATGCAAAGTAAATCACCAATTTCTTCTTCGAGTCGTTCACGATTCGTTGAGCCAAGATGTTCTCCATCAACTCCGAATCGGAATACTTTACTTATTGCTTGCGCAACTTCAGCACACTCTTCTTGACAGATGAGCATAATCTCTTCCTGTCGTGCTGTCTTCATTCTGTTCACTGCAAATTTATTCATTTAGCTCTTTCAATTGTTACACGATAACACTTACCATTTCTATCTACAACAGTCATCGTTTTCTTTGTAGACAAGAACTCACCATTTGGACCAAGATCCCATTGAACTTTTCCAACTGAATCAACGAATGATCCATACACATGAGCATCTTTCTTCAAAGAGTCATGTATCACTTTCGCCATATAATCACAATATTCTAACATAATCAATCTCCTTCAAATTAGTGCTGGTTTTTCTTTATAGTCTGTAACCAGCAAAAATAGACTGCATCAGTTTATGACTCTTTCTTTATAGTCTCTCAGTCAAAGGACGCAACGACCTGTAGATGTAGACTGCTGTTTTGGCTAGTTTAAAGTCTTGCCACGGATATCCCTCCATTAAGACTTTTATCATCGAATGTAAACTGAAAATTTCTCAGCGTCTCGTTTTAAACATGTCAATGCCATTGCATCATACCTTGGACCACGAAACCTATAGCGGAGTCCTTTAAAATTGTTTTTCAGCTGTGCCTGCACTTCTGCAAGTAAACTGATAGGAATGTTTTTGTACAATGCTCGTTCGCCACGACACTGAAACTGTTGTAGGTTTATTCCCATGATTTCTTATCACCAAACTGTTCGTTGTATTCGTAACCCATAAAGTACGCACGCATCTCTGCGATACTCATGTCTTTGGATTCAACTCGGTCACCATTGTAACTTCCCTCAGGATACCAATGTGGGTCTTCTGGACGACTGTAGTAACTATCAGCTGCACCACGATCAAAGGGACTACCATGAGTGCGATCAAAAGTTTGACCACGATATTCAATTGTTTTATCAATAACCATTTTAATTTTCTCCATAATATTGAGCATCATCGTTTGCCACTTCATCGGCATAAGACAAGAACTCGTACTGTTTTTCAACTTCCAAATTTTCTCGCTGTTCAATCAGCTGCTCAGCGAGATCAAAAGAGATACCAAAAGTTGCAACCAGATATTTGATTGACATACCTTGCTCAACGGCATCCATAACATCAGCGTGTAAATCAGACATTTTACTCATAATTATACCTTTGAAATTTGAACATCATAAGAAACACGATTCATCTTGTGGTCATACACTGTCATCGTTGAAGCAATGCCAACTGCATTGAACATATTTTCAAACAACTGACGAACAACTGTATTCACACTAACAGAATCACCAACACCACGTTTGATAGATGCACCTGTCGTATAGAAAGATACACCATTTACAATTACACGATATTTCATAACAAATCCTTACTTAAAAACAATCAAAGCCAACAAGATGCTGTTGAAGAAGAAACCGACTGCATTTGATACGATATACAGCGTATCTTTTTGCACGATTGCTCTAAACAAGAACAACATCAAACCAGACCAAACAAGAATCACCATACTAACTGGTGGAACATTGCTTGAATAACCTAAAATCACACCAAGAGTTGTTGGGAGAGTTGCTCCATGAATCAGAATCATTCCAACCCAACCACTTACTGCACCTAATTTTTTAATCACATTTTCATTTTTCATACAACTATTATACGCCAAATTGCAATTAAAGACAAGCACTTTTTGGCAATAAAAAACCCCTGTAGATACAGGGGTCTAGGAGGGGTAATAACCCTACAGGTCGTGGGGTTATCTATTTCCAGTACTTGGAGTAGTCTATTTTGTCCCAATATGCATCGTTATTTCTGTTCCAAAAGTTCTTTATTAGATACCATGCCATGCCGAAATACCCCATTATCTGGAATCTTCTACTGTCCTGTCCAAAATAGTGATTCACTAATTTGAATTTCTTAACATCGTATCGTTTAGATAAAAAGAAGTCTTCGCTAGTTCCATATTTTGCTGCAAAGCCACCGAACTCTTCAAATCTATCTCTGCGAGTCAGCATAAAAGCACCAACAGCAAATGGCACTTTATATTGCATAATTCTATTGATACCGTTAAACATCATAAA